GACGAGGAGCTGAATACGTTAACCAGTGGTGGAGAGCTGAGAGTTATGTACCCGATGGGATCATCCAAGCCTCAACACTTTGGGACAGCGTATCTGCACCTGAACCTGTCGCAGAAGCCTTCTATCCCTTCAAAGGACTTAATGAACTTTTGTACGGTTTACGAAGCGCTGAACTTATTACAGTCACTGCCGGATCTGGATTGGGAAAGTCCCAATTCTTACGGGAAATCCTCTATCGAATCCTCGAAACAACCAAGTGGAACGTCGGAGGAATGTTTTTGGAAGAGTCAGTGCGAAAAACAGCACGTAGCATCATGTCACTGCACGCAAACAAAAAGCTGCATCTACCCGACACACCTGTATCAGAACAAGAGCTAAAGGAGGCTTTTGATGCTACTCTCGGTACTAATCGTGTGTATCTTTTCGATCACTTTGGTTCTTTGGCTATCGACAATGTACTCAACCGAATCAGGTACATGGCACGTGCTTGTGACTGTAGGGTTGTTTTCCTCGATCACATTAGTCTCGTTGTCTCTGGTATGGATGGGAATGATGAGCGCAAAAGCATTGATGTCTTGATGACACGATTGCGTACACTGGTACAAGAGACAGGTATTACCTTGATCTGTGTATCACACTTGAAACGACCTAGTACTGACAAAGGACATGAAGATGGTACAGCGGTATCCTTATCTCAGTTACGTGGCTCTGGTGCTATCGCTCAGTTGTCTGACGCTGTTATCACTCTTGAACGTAACTCCATGAGCGATGACCCTGATGTACGTCACACTACAAAGGTAGCAGTGGCTAAGAACAGATACAACGGACTCACAGGGCCAGCTTGTTCTCTGAAGTACGATATGGACACTGGACGTATGGTTGAAGTAACAATGGAGGAGCTATGAGATTTGATGGGCATGATTACAAACCTGAACGTGATGATTCTCGATTAACAGGCCAACTTTTAAGGATTTGGGATGTTGTTAAAGATAGTCAATGGCGTACTTTAAACGAGCTTTCACTTTTAACTGGCGATCCTGAAGCAAGTATCAGTGCTCAATTAAGGCATTTGAGAAAGCCTCGTTTTGGAGGACATCAAGTTGAAAAAGAATACATAAGCAACGGTCTTTATAAGTATCGTGTACTTCCACAGGAGACACAGAATGGTTGAAATGTTAATCGTAGGTAGCACAGGTATCGGCTATGCTATAGTTGGTACGCTACAGGGACTCAAAGGTGAGTACTCAAACATGGCTATCTGGTTGGGCTACGCTGTAGCGCAGGTTGGTTTATTCTGGAACTTAAAGTAATGGAACAAAATAAGTTGACTTTTTGTGTTCAATGTGTTACATTCAAGTTTTAAGGGGCTGCTATGAAACGTATTGAATACGGAGACACATTAACTTGTATTGATTGTGGTGTAGAGAAATCTATAACCGAGTTTTGGAAAAAGGGAACTCCTCGAAAAGACGGTACTTTTGCTTATCGAGCTTATTGTAGAGAGTGCGGAACTGACAAACGGCTCCACAACTACCACAATGAAGGTGGTAAAGAGAAGCAGAAGAAACGATCTTTTAAGAACAACCTAAAGAAGTATGGAATCACACCTGAAAACTATCAAGAACTCTTCAAGCAACAAGAAGGGAAATGTGCAATCTGTTCGTCGTCAGAGGTATCAGTGGCACGAAGGTCTTACAACCTATTTGTCGATCATGACCACGAAACAGGGAAAGTTAGAGGACTCCTCTGCCATCACTGCAACGCAGGTCTTGGACACTACAGAGACAACACAGAAACCTTACAGAAAGCAATCGAGTATCTAAATGCGAATCGCACTTGATATTGAAACAAATTTAACACACGACCACATATGGCTTTGTGTTACACAAGATGTAGACAGTGGAGAGGTTCGTACTTGGAAGACTCCTGATGGCTTGTGGGATTACCTTAAACAGGCTGATCTCATAATTGCCCATAACGGTATCGGTTTTGACTTTCCGATCTTAAACAAGCTCTGGAAGACCAAGATTGGATTGAAGCAAGCATACGACACACTCGTAGTGTCAAGGCTGCTAGAGCCAACGAGGGAGGGAGGGCACTCTCTGGACGCATGGGGACAAACACTAGGCGTAAAGAAGCTGGACTACAAAGCAACGTGGCAGTGGATGATGAACCGAAGGGAGAACTATGATGGTGAATGCTTTGATAATCCAGTGGATGTGTTGCTTGAGTATTATTGCAAGCGTGACGTTGACGTTTTATGCTTGTTATACAGAAAGCTTTCAGACAATGTTCTTAGCTTGGGTTTCTCTAGTGATAGCGTTTTGCTCGAGCATTCCGTTGCTGCAATCATAAAGAAGCAAGAAACCAATGGATTCAAGCTCGATGTAGTTCACGCTACTTGTCTACTGTCAGATTTGAAACTCAAGATGGGTGTCATCTACGACAAGATGCAGGAGCTGTATCCTCCTTACGAGGTGGAGCGTATCTCTGAGAAGACAGGGAAGCTCTTGAAGCCTGAACTGATTACCTTCAATCCAGCCTCTAGACAGCAGATAGCTGAGAAGCTCATCGGCTTAGGTTGGAAGCCTACTAAGAAGACTGAGAAGGGTCAGGTCATCGTAGATGAAGGTACTTTGATGGGTTTGAAGTACCCCATTGCGGGGTTGTTGGCTGAGTACATGATGTTACAGAAGCGCATAGCTCAGATTGAGTCATGGTTCTCTTTCTTAGGTTCTGATGGTCGTGTACACGGTCGTGTAATTACTAACGGAGCGATTACAGGTCGTGCAACACACTCTAGTCCTAATATGGGACAGATTCCAAACTCTTCTAGTCCTTATGGTAAGGAGTGTCGTCAGTGTTGGACAGTTGAAGAAGGAATGGTTCAAGTGGGTGTTGACTTGTCAGGTATCGAGCTTCGGTGCTTTGCTCACTACTTGAATGATGATGACTATACAAAGGAAGTTGTTTATGGTGATGTCCATACGAGGAACCAAAAGGCTTTTGGTGTCGATTCACGCAATGACGCAAAAACAGTGTTGTATGCCACCTTGTATGGCGCGTCACCTTCCAAGATCGGGACAATTATTGGTTCTAATGCCAAAAGAGGGCAAACCATTATTGATAATTTTGAGCGGAGCGTCCCTGCGTATGCCAAACTCAAAAGAAAAGTTGCTACGTATGCTGCGAAAGGATGGTTACCGGGCCTTGATGGGAGGAAGCTATGGGTACGCTCTGAACACAGTGCGCTCAATACTCTTCTTCAATCAGCTGGAGCTATTATCTCTAAACAATGGATTGTATGTGCTAATCGAAAACTCACTGAGTCAAAGATTCCGTTCAAGTTCATTGCATGGGTACACGATGAAATCCAAATCGAAACTGAACCACAGTACGCTGAAAAAGTTGGCTTGCTCGTGGTAGAAGCTGCTAAAGAAGCTGGAGAGATTCTCAAGTTTCGCTGTCCTGTAGGTGCAGAATGGAAATCTGGTAAAAATTGGTACGATTGTCATTGACATTTCTATAAATGTATGCTACATTCTAATCTTCGCAGCATAGAAAGAAAAGTAAATGACAGCTACTTCCAACAACGAACTACAATACCGTCATCGTAGGACCTTGAAAGGGACAATTTCAAACAAAGTGATGTCTGCTAAAAAACGAGCACGTAAAGATGAGATGTCTTTCAATATTTCAACACCCTTAATGCACGAAATCTGGGAAAAACAACAAGGTAAGTGCGCTAAGACAGGGGTAGAAATGGGTAGAATTGGCGATAAATGGACTTCACCTTCTATTGACCGTATAGATTCTTCTAGGGGTTACGAGCACGATAATGTTCAATGGGTTTGTTGGCGTTATAATGACGCTAAGAGCAACATGAACGACGATCAGTTTGTAGCTATGTGTCTAGCAGTTGCAGCAACGTATTTCAAGGAATTGAATGATAGACAAAAACGATAAATTGAAATCTCAGATCATGCTGAACATTAGCGATGAATCATTCATGCTATTGCACAGTGAGGATCTAGATATTCTCGATGTATACTTGGTGCTCTCAGCAGCCCTTGATTACATTGAGGATGAAGCAGAGGCTCTCTCTCGTAAAGAGGGAAGCTATCTACAATAAAGTGCGATTTTGCACGTAATCGGCGAAAGCCCAATCCTTAAAAGGAAAAGAAACCATGTCAGATTTGAAACCAGTGAAGATTAGCGGTGAGTTGTTTTGGACTAAGTGGATGGCTGAGTTCAACACAGCTTTCAACACAGACAACGACAAGTATGAATGCACCATCGGTAACATTAACGATGATGACGCAGCTAAGCTCACAAGCTTGGGTATCAAAGTCAAGCACAAGGAATCACAAGGTAACTTCATTGTCGCTAAGAGCAAGTACTTGTTCAAGCCTACAGACGATACCCTCAAAGAAGTGCCTATCGAGGCTTTGGGTAACGGCTCTAAGTGCGTGGCTATCGTTGGTTCATATACACACCGTATGTCAGCTAAGCACGGTAATGCTCCATCAGTGAAGACAATCATGGTGACTGAGGTTAAGACCTACGTTCCTGAAGCAGCTACTGCGGATGACGACGCTCTCTAAGGAAATAAAATGACTGAACTACAAAACCGGCCTTTTACTTTTGGCGAAAAAGCTTGTGGTGTGAACTTCAACCCCGGAGGGGATCCCACAGTAGCTCAAATTAAAGTAGATTTTGCAGCTCTTGTTGATAACCTTAACGGAGTTCGTGAAGTTTGTAATAATGGCGAAAAGGCTCGAATGCTCTCCATCGCTATTACTGAACTTCAAACAGCTCAAATGTGGGCCGTAAAAGCGGTTACATGGGGTCATTAAAAGATCGTCCTACTCTAGCTATCATCGACGCTGACATCATCTGCTACAGAGTAGGTTTTGCCAG